GTCGAAAAGAAACCCCGTTGCAGGGGACCATGGCTTACATGGGTTTCTGCATTGATATGACCTCAATGCTGATCGGAACTTTTCTATAAAGTAGCAAATTAGACTTGTTTCAATTATGGGTGAACTCAGTCAAAGTACCACTGTAGTTTTATCACTACAGACCCGTAGGTGTGGCAGAACCATCTTGATACCTATAAGGCAGGTTACCTTTCGCGTGCGCTATCCGGTTGAGAGTTAGCGTAGAGGGCTCCTTCGCAATTAGACCAGAAATTAACTGCATCGCTTAATGATAGACGCTATGGGGTGATGACCCACGCATTTCCTATTTTTAGCCTCGTGATCCGTCCGACGCTTCATGGTTTACCAGACCATACACCGTGATATCGGTGTAAGACAGACTCCTAAGGTTATTTATATGTTGCTAGTGGCTGTACCACATATAGCATGCTACACGTCAAGTGGGGGAGCTGTCCCCGTACATGCTTTTAACATGCGACTTACTTAAAAGTACAAATAAGAATTAAGAGGTACCGCCATTGATTTGGTTAATGTACAGTGAAGTAGCTGTTACTGCTCCTACAATAGTAGGTGCAGCTGTAGTCAAAGTAGCAGGGGCTGCAGTAACATCTACTATGAAAAACTCACTATAATTTGTGGTACCATTGCCAACTTGCTGCGTTGCTGTAGGCCAACCACTAACGTTAGTACCGTGAAAGAGTACAATTGAGCAGTTAGTTGTGGCTGTTGTAGCAGACGCAGTGAACGTAGTGGCACATATGGCTCTATAGTTCACTGTGTATCTACCAACGGCCGGGATAGTCAATACATTACCTGTTGCAGTAGCAGCAAGCGTATTTGTTGTCCCGTCCGCAGTTGTAACTCCGTAGTGAGCAGAAGTTGTAACTGGAGTTGGTATGAGGGCACTACACAACAAGTTGGCGCCAATGGGTGTTGGTATTTTAGGCTTCTTAAGGATAACATGGTACGAAACCCATAATTCTCCTATGACAGCGGCGGCCTGCATGCCAGAAGTGGCAAAAGTGAAGGTACCGTGGTCGTAAAACCTAATATCAGTGTTGGTGGGATTGGTAGAAGCTCTAACATAGAGAGCGTCCATTACATTCTGTGATGGATCGCACTCAACCGGGTGGAGGATACTCTCACTAGGTTTAGTGCTAGAGGCAAATTGGTACGCCTCCATCTGTTGCTTACTTGTGAACGCACTATCAGCTGGGTCATAGGTAGTGGCCATTATGACCGTACCTAGGGCTGTGTTAGTGCTATTAAGAGCATCAGCAGAGGTCGATTTAAACTCAAAAATCAACCCCTTCAACTCATAAACTTCAAAGTTGGATGCAATCAGAGATAGGAATGGAAATGACGCTGCTAGGCCGGGATTAATAGCAATGGTCTGTTGAACTGTGAAAGCGGTAGAACCGCTCAGATCAGTAAGAAATTCTCTCTTACACAATGATATAGAACCATCACCATTATCTCTAAAGGTGGGAGGTCCAGCATCTGATAGGAGGGAATTGGAGTTAACTTTGTAACCCCCCATCCCTGTAATTCGACCCAGCCAGCTACCAGCTGATTTGCCAAGCATGGCTCCAGCGGGACCGCCAAAGAAACCCCCAGCAGTGGCTCCAAGGTTGCCCAATAAACCAGGAGCATATCCCCGTGGTTTTTGAGTACGCTTGGCAACTTGCTTGGGTTGAGCTTTGGCGTTTTTCTTACTTTTCTTTTGAAATTGTACTTTCTGTGGCATTTTGTATTGGGTACCTCAAATGCTGAAAGGGACTGTTCATCTCATATAGCTTGCGCACCGCCGTGCAGTCTCTCGGCATTTTGTTTAGCACGTAAATCTTTACATCGAATATCTCGAAAACGTTTTGGGGTTTAAATATGAGACCCAATAGATACACTAGTTTAACGACTTTTCGGTCGCTGGTCGGGTTATACACACCGTGTGTTTGATCAATCGAAGAGTATTCCTAGAGGGTTAGGAAGAGCGAACTCTGGACGTAGGGGTTCTCCGAAATTTAGAATGAGGGTATCATAATAGTTTTCTAAAACTATTTGATTTTGAGGGGTGACACCAAAAGCTAGATAAAATTCTACTCTAAGCTCATCACTTATTGGAACAGTTTGTGATGTGGACATTGGGTCTCCCCATAAAGAATTGTTCTCCCATTCTTTTAGACGCCTGAATTGGTTGATTCTTATTCTCTGCCGTGGGGACAGCTTTAAATGAGCCAAATGATGCTTGGAATTCCTCAACATACATTTGTAAAAACTACGGTAGATTGGTAGATCACCATGCGAGGCCAAGCCCCCTAAGGCTACGGACTCGCACCAAACAGCTTGTTTGTGTGAAGTTTTCATATAATCGTAACAATATGAATCCTTATTGACAGCTGCTTTAGGTATTCTGACGCATCGCACTTCTCCGTTCACATTCAATGGTTGTGTTTGGCAGAAAGCTACCTGACGACGATTACGAACCATAGGAGAGACCTTAACAATCATTGAGACAGAAAGAAATCTTTTCTTAACAATTGCAGCGACATGACGCATCGTTGAGTACTCTCCTATGAGGGTGAAATCGTCTCCACAATTCACCAGTGTTAACCCATACTTAATAACAACTTCATACAAAACAGCGCACACAACCAAGACAGCGACCAACGAGGTGTTCTGTTGACCGGAGGTAAGTGTGCCTTCTACTTCATATTTTAACCAACCATCGGGGGCTCTTGCTCTTACAATATTATAGTATTGTCTACAAAATAATTTGAAAATCTCCTCCCTTTCATGTACAGGGTAGCAGTGAGCAATGATTTTGTGTACGAAGTAAAGCATCTCTTTAGAGATTGATGCATCGAGTTTCTCGACATCAAAATCAATGGAACAGGGATTCTTATACTTGGCGTACGCATCTTCAAATAGTTGGCCTGTCTTACGATAATTCAGACCTTTCGACACCACGAAAAATGTAAAGAGCCTTTGCAGGACCTCTGAATAAATTTCATGTTCGATTGGTTTGACGTAACAACCAGTTTTAAGTAAGTAAGGGAAATGTGAAGGGGAAATGGCCCTTGGTATGCGACCTGGCTTAAGTTCTCGTTCATCCTTTTCGCCTTTCAAAAACATCCTTATGTCGGCATGTTTTGAAAGCAAACCAGTCCTATTCAGTTCATCTAGCGCCTTTTCGTAGTTTCTCCTTTTTCGTCCTCCATACAACCCGGGAAAATCTTTCTCGGGGATGGGGGAGGCTTCCGGTAGAAGTTCCAAAATCGCTGTATAAAAGAATCGACTAGTTCGAGAAAAACTCCTTCTTTAGCTACCAGGGACTCTGTTAGTCGATATTCACCTTGCCATAACCTATACAAGACTCTGCCAATGGCAGCCTGGTACAAGTTGTGAATATTGTTTGTAAAGCAACCCATGCGGATGTCGGTTCCCAACCCTGACATCCCTAACATAGCATGGGGCTTGGCAGGGTGACCCAAAGCACGTACTTTCAACCCACGAACTACTCCAACCAAATTGGAAGTTGTAGTCGTGCTAAGTACGGTCATTGGGCCACCCTATTTGGACTTTTTGGGTCTAGTTGAAATGGGTGAAACACCCATTCCAATTAAACCCTGGAACCGAGAGGCTGCCACCCTCTGGTCCAAATGCTCCATGAGCTGTCTACGAGAAGCAGTTGCCTTACGCTCATATCTTCGAATGTCAGTGAGAGTGGGCTCGAAATATCTGTCTACTATTTCGTCATGGACTCTTGATCTGTCTACAAGTCGAACATGTCTCTCCATCATTACTCTAAGAGTATACGCATGAATGCAAGAGTAGTTAGCTTCGGTATAGGGTGTGGTGTCAAAGGGAAATTTTTCCCTCAACTCCATCACCACTTGCCTAACCAACAAACCCCTCATATTTGGGCGTATACGCGTGTAGCTGGACGCTTCTTTCCCTTCACCTACGACGATCACCTCCAATGGATCTACGTCGTTCGCGACACCGTCTACATAATCATCCATCTCAGCTAGGACAGCTTGTTCACTAAAGTTACTAGTGAATCGTGCTTCTGTGAGAGGGTTCTTAACTCTAAATTTATTCCATGGGAGTTTGGACTTCATACGCTCCCACAAAGTATCTTTAGAGAAGATCATCTGTGTCACTCCTCTTACGTTGTTTTCCGTGATAGGTTCAGCTAGCAGTGGTGAGCTGCTTGGCCTACCAAATAACTTTTTAAGCTTGCGCTTAGCGCTATATCTCGGCGGCTTGGGATCAGAATAGAGTTGCCTCAATTCATCACCACAATGCACAACAGGAAAAAGGACTTCACCGGGGAGCTCATCCGTAAA